TAAAAAAATAGGGGGCACAATGCCCCCTATTCTCTCTGTTTATTGTTTAACCTTCTCTTGCAAGTTTCTCAAAATATCCCATAGTATCATCTTCTTCATCATTAGACACTGTAGCCGCTGGAGCAGGCTTAGTATCTACCTTGGGTTCAACCCACGGGGCATCTTCCATAACATCAGCAACATTACCAACCTTAGTAGTTCCAGATAGAACGACATCCAAGCGAGACTTCAACTCATCATACGACTTGAAGTTAGTATCAGCACTAAACTCTGACAGAGGATACTGCTTCTTCCAGACTTCCTCAATCTGATCATCATCATCAAACAAAGAAGATGGTGAAGCAAACTCTGACTTATCATAGTTCCAATAGCCATCTACCTTACGAATCTTCAGCTTGAAGTTTGCACCTTCCCAGAAGTCAAAAGGATTAACAGCAGTTTCATCCTTAAACGCAGGCTGCATTGCTTCCATGCACTTGTCAAAGATTTTCTTACCGAAACGATAGAGCATCACCTTACCCTCGTTCTGAGGATTAGTAGGGTCTTCCACAACATAGACGTTTGCGAAATACTGCAACTTACGCTTCTGACGACGTGCAATCTCTTTATCAGACTCAATTCCAGAGTTCCAATATGCAGAGTTCATCTCCGAAACAGGATCATTCTTACCAACAGTAGTGAGAGAGTTCTCAATATACCACTGACCAGTTGGCCCTTGAAACGCATGGTTCCATACCTTTGCCCAAGGCATATCTTCACCTTCAACTGCTGGAAGGAAACGAAGAATGGCATAACCATTACCTGACTTATCAACCACAGCCTTCCAGAGGCGTTCATCCTTATAGGACTTCTTTTCTTGAGGGGCGTTTTCTGCTTGGACTGCACCGAGCAGTTTGTCCAAAGAATTGGACTTCTTTAGTGTACTTAACGACATATGTATCTCCTTATGTATCGTATGTTATCGTATGTTAATATAGTTATTATATACAGTTTTATTAGGAATGTCAAGTACCTTCTTGAACAAACCTGATTCTATATAGGTTCTTGTCAGCTTGTCTAAAGTTAACAAGGGCATTCCATGAAAGTCCGATTCTCTCCTCTTCAAGTTGATTTGCCATATGGCCATGATATAATTGGGATTGAAAGACTAACATGGAATTCTGTGTACAGGGAAAAGACAGCTTTGCAGATGTACTTGGATTTCCCTGTTTAAAGTGTTCAGTGAGTGATATAAAAGGTTCTGCTTCATTCTTAACCTTATGAAAATCAAGAGGGGGATGGCCGTCTGATGATTTCAAATAATATGTCCCACTGATAATTGAGTTAGAATGATTGTGAATTGTTTGTTCACCACCCTTACCATTAATGTTTATCCAGCTCTCTGAAAAGAAAAACTCTTCATACTCCAGACCAAGTTCATTGTCAAGATAATCTTTTGCTTGCATCTCTATCCATGTTGCAATGTCTTTTAGAGATGGGTCAAGTAAAATATTTACAAATTTCTCTGTTCTCAATTTTGTAGAACCCTTATATTTTTCATACGAGAACGATGACAAATCTATAGTATCATAGAATGGAATTGGGCTGTTATATTGTTTTACAATACCTGATGGAAAGATAGGAACACCACTTATGGTCATATTTTAAACTCCTCACAAAACTCTGCCTTTGTTAAATAATTCAGATTGTCTTCTTGGATAAATTCTTTTGTAGAATCTGTCCAATAAAAATTAGTATCTTTAAATTCTTTAAAAACAGTGTGCATCTGGTTCATCCAGTTAATAGAATTAAAACCTTTAGCATCACTTGGCAGATAATTATCTGTTCCTTTATATATGTTGTTCAGCGGTTCGTTATATGACGATAGATCAAATCCCAATATATAAACTTCTGTTGCTCCCTGCTGACATGCAAGGTGCAATGCGGTGTTACCCGCTGACCATCCAATAGGAAAGTCAATAGTATTTATAGGATCATTCTCATTCACATAAGTGATCCAGACGCCCACATCCTTCTCCATCTTCATGCGAAGGTCTTTCATATCCAACTTTGGATTCATCATAATTGCAGCTTCAATCTTCTCATACAATGTAGCAGGGTCTTTCCCTGAAATTACACAATAGTCTGTTCTCTGTGAACTCTTATGAATGAATGCCTCTGGAATATCAAACCCCATAAACGTAAACTCTGCTGCTTCAGCTGGAAGATGTGTCCAGTTTGCAAAGTGACATTTACCTTCATAATCAGAGTCGTAAATCTCCTGCTGCATACCATAGTCAACTGCAACAAGGTTGTCAACCATCACATCACGATAGATTGCATTACAACCCCATGTATCAGCATCTAGCTCATACTGCTTATCACTAAACCATTTACGTGATTCGCCATTACCAATGACAACTGCCTTAGACATTAGTAATATCAGTCATGATAGGGAAAATCTTTGCAATCTCAATGGCACAGGCTCGTGCAATATCTTGATGTTCCTTCTGTGTACCATTTGCTCTTCGTAAGTCAATGTAGTGTACCCATGAGCGCAGTGTGCCGTTCATGTATAGACGGGACACTGTGTTGCCCTCTGGCAGTACTGCCCTCGCCTGTTCCTTTGCAACACCTTTAGCAATTGCCCAAGAGTAAATTTCCTCTGCCTGTTGCCATAATACATGTTGCTTCATACGGAAGTCTTCATTCAAACGGCGTTCATCTTCCTGATCAAAATCCAAAGGCATACTGTTCTGGCGATTGTTAGGGTCTTGCAACCGTGCTTCCCTTGCTTCAAAAGATAAATCCTTGGTAGGGTCAGCATATCGTTGGCTGAACTCTTGAAATGAAAACGAACGGTGACGTAGTATCTGCCGTGCAATATCTCTGGTTGTTTCAATTTCCAGACACGCATTAACCATCTCTAAAGGTGACCAATGCTTATGCTTAATGAGATACTTGATTAGTTTTTCACTAGTTTCCTTATTATTCTGATTGCCGGGATTGGATACTCTAGCACAATATGCAATGAGTTCCTGTGCATCATCTACACCAACAACATTAACTGGTGTGGAATTTGAAATCAATCTTACTTTCATATTATATCCTTTAAATGGTGCCGCGCCACAGGATCGAACTGCGGGCCTATGGTTTACAAAACCATTGCTCTACCACTGAGCTAGCGCGGCATACCATTATTTGTTAGCGTTAAACCGTCGCTGTGGTTTAAACCCTTTTGGCCAAGCTGGTTGACGATTAGCAAGTTGCGTAACTCGCTCCGAAAATTGGTCGTTTTTTACCGACAGGTCAGCATTGTCATATTGCAATGCCTTTACTTGGGTTTCTAGTTCTCGGCATCGTGCCTCAAAAAACCCTTCTACTCGTTCCATTAATGCCATTATAAGTGGACTCCTCTATTAGTTTCAATAGTCTTATTTTATACTGTTCTTGATCAATTGTCAAGAACCTTTCGTAATTATCCATGAGATTATCTAAATCATTCCATATAATATCATCCCCTAAGTTCTTATTCCAATCTGGGCCAAAGCAGCACAGTTCATCCAGTATTATCATTGTTTCTAATGACACTCTGCCACCTAGAAACTCTCTCATCAATTTAGGGTGTTGACCATTCTGTATATGAAACATATCCTCAAATGATTCCACCAGAGGCTTCATCTCTACCTCAAACATTTCAAAGAAACCCTTACGTTTCAGTTTCCACGATTCATAGTTCTTGTCATTGAAGTTGGCAATATACCCCTTTTTATCCTTGATGAAATTTGATACAAAGTAATTTTTGATTTCTTCTTCTGTCTTGTACTTGCGAGCTAATTTAACGAAAAACGATCTGTCCTTACGTTTATAGAAGGTATCACGTTTGATACGAGTCTTGCCCTTGTATGTTACAAAGTCATAGTCACTCTTACCAAAGTGTGCCTTCATAGCACAATACATTAGATAAACGTCAATCGGTTCCATTAGTCCATAAACTTTTTGTCTTTTATTAAATGATGCAGCCTATGTTTGACTACAGTGAAAAACAGAACAAATAGATTATCTGCTGTGTAAGTTCCATTTTGAACTTTTAATTTATATTTCATACGGGGAGTTGTGCTTGGCGAGGTAGGAAATTTAAGTCGCGAGCATTTGCCTCAATCTTCTCTTTGAGACTTTTAGAAATAAGACGGCTCACAGTATCGGGTTCAATATCTTGACGATGACAATAATCAAGCACTGCGTCCATATGCGAGATTTTCTTGTCTATTGCGAGTCTTTCAATTTCCATTGAAAAGGTCTTTGATGTGTTTAGTGTCATTTGTGCCTCATTAATAAAGTGGGGGTTTTTAAAAGGAACCCCCGTAACCTTTAGTTTTAGAACTTATAGTTTGTTTTCAAGCCAATAATTCTATCGCCACTATCAAATTCTTTATTGAAATTGATTTCACCATATGGTGAAACAGCAAAGGAATCTGTAATATCAAATGTATACCCTGCGGCAAATTCGATATTGGAAATTTCTTCGGCATCCCAGCTGATTGTTGGCAGGACTGATAAATCAAATCCTTTAAGTCCAGCAACAACACCAAACTCTGTGGTAGTTGTTTCCTTCGTTACATTATGTTCAGTGTCGGTCACAAAAGACATATCGATTTTTGACAATGCAGGTAAAACTGCCTTATCTTGTGCCATTGCAGATGTTGAAATACATGCTGCAAGTGCTGTTCCGATAATAAGTTTCTTCATTCGTTTTAGTCTCCTTAGTTAAAGTTGGGGGGCTAACCGTGGCCCCCCGCGAATGTATTACGGCATTACCCGTTGTTGGTAGTGGTATTTAGACACCCTGTGCGAGAGCACGATACCCAGCAGCAACCACGTTCCGTGGTGCAGTACCAAGACGGTACTTGCTATAGGTTTGTCCATCAAACGAGCTAACACGCTTGTTGAGGTATACAGGATATCCCTGCATACGAAGGGAACTAATCAACGCCCGAGCATTTTTAACGCCATAACGTGCGCTGATTTGTTTTGCAGTAAGTTCAGTACCGTTTTCGAGAGCGGCAATAACCTTAGTTGCCTTCGTAGTTGTAGTCGTAGTCATATAGAATTCATCCTTTCAAGATGATGGTAGACAATATTGTCAGACACAAAGTGTTTCGTTTGAATTTCACAAACTCATCAGTGACATTATATACAGAGTATAACA